GTTGTACTGTACACCGACAGTTGACATGTTTAGTTGTCTCGTACCACGCCTCCGCAGGAGGTTCAATAGGCATCAAGCATGATACGGGCCATCCCATAACTGGCATCTCCGGGCCACTGCGCGCCCCGTCAACCACCCACCCCGAATTAAACAGGTGGCCAGCCTTGTCCGGGTCGAGGTTATGCATTGCGATATATTCAGCTCCGTTGCACAAAACCTCGCCCACGTGACCCAGGTGCGGTAACATTGCAGGAATGTCGGAAGGGAGGCCAACGACCATCACCAGCATGCCCTTCTTAATCTCACGTGCCATAACTAATCCTCAGCCATAAGTGATACGCCCCAGGCGATAAACCCGACCGCGCTATAAACCAAACACACCACTGCCTTGCCCAACAGCCACTCGTCCCCCTCGATGAGGAACAGTGTGGCCGCGCTGAACGCCAACAGGAACAGGGCGCACCCAGCAATAAACAGGACCCACGTGAGCGGGTTCCATGATCTCGTATCTGTAATTCCCACAAGACCCTCCTAGAATGGCCGAGGTCTTACCCCGGCCATTTGTTGACGACTACCAGACCATCAATTTATCTGGTGAGCGGTGTAGCATCGTACTGCGAGTACTTCGCCTTGTTAATGTCATAGTCACACGCAGTAACTTCAACGACATACCCACCCTTATCCAGCTTGTAGCCGGGGGCGTTATAACGAGCCTTCGGGCAATCGCTTGGGTAATAATCCCCAGCGGACAGCATGCCGAGTGTCGCGATAGTGGCCCATCCAGCAGGGGACGGGCTAAGGACTGCCGCTGCTCCGACACCGATAGTCGTCAGTGTGAACCTGTCTAAGTCCGTGTACCCATCATCCGCCGCCTGTACAGGGGCAGTGAAGGAAAACATGAACGCCAACGTTACCAACAACATGACGAGCACAGTACTCGGTACTCTCTTTGCTTTCATCATCGTCTTTCTCCTTACGTTGTGCCAAGAAGCCCTCTTGGCGGGGATTGGCTTCGCCAATTCAATCCTGATTGGTGTACCCAGAGTTGGGGCCGTACTCTTCTAACTCCTCTTCAACCAGCTCTATATACTTGGTAAGGTAGTGTCTGGCTTTTTTTAAATCTTCCACCCCACCTTTGCTGCGCCAACGATGCACATACTTGGTGATGGCCCCCTGGAAGTAATCAAAATGGTTGGAGGCCGCATAGTCCCAGTGCTGAATCGTTGTATATTGGTAGTGGGTGCCGCCTATCTGTTCTTCGTTTGCTTTCTTCATATAGATATCTCCTTTATAGTGCGCCTACACTCAGACATAATTTCTAACGCAGTTTCGCAACGCTGCATGTTAATCATCTTATCCCTCGCGTAGTGGTACGCCTTTAACATCATATCTACAAACAATGGATGGCGGTTTCCCAATCTGCTTTCTTCCAGACAAAACAACAACAGTTCCAGGGTGTCGCACAAACTTGCCAGTTCTTTCTCTTCAGGGAACACGGCAGTGCTGAATTGCGGGGAGTGCTCGTCCATCCAATCCTGCTCTATCTCGTATATGCCGGGCAGAACCTTCTTTATGGGTGCCGGTATATCCCCAGTGTGTACCTCCGCCACATCGTGAAACAGCAGGTAGTTAAGCACTCCTGCAAACGGTCTGTCCAGCTCTTCACAAATACATCGGGACAGCACCATTGCGTTAAATGAGTGCTCCGCCACGTTGTACCGTTGAATTATTGGTATAGTGTGGGCACGATCCACCTTACCCCCATGTATAGACTTCATCACCCATTCATAGTACATTGATCTTCTCCCTTTTGGTAAGCCACATCTTAGCTGCCGCACGCCAATCTGTCGCTGCTATGTCCTCTATAAATTCCAACCCCTCGCCGCCATACTTATGAGCAGCCCAGCACCGCCACATAGGCTTCGCCACGCACTCAAAAAAGTCTGTGGTGAACCCGCAATCGACCACATTAACGCAAGAGGGCTCTGCTGCGTACATGAACTTCATCAAGTCATCGCCCCAACTATCATCCTCTGCCCCTAATGGGAACGGTCTGACGTCGTACTTGTACGGATCATAGTCACTGTAGGGCAGGTTCTTTATTTTCTCCCATTGAGGGTTGTCTGTGTACACATGGAAGCTGTCTGATACTTGATTGTAGATGCCAACATTAGCCCCCACCTTGTTCGCAATATACTCCTGGATCATAGAGAACTGAACCACGTTGGCACCATAAGCCCCCCAGATCATGTCGTTGCTTCTGTTGCAAACGGTCATGTTCAAGTGCCCGTTGCGTATCTTCAGGAATACCAAATCATTACAAGGTATGTCTTTGCTGTTTGCATTAAGGTCATATCTGGCATCCCATATCTGCAGCACGCAACGACGTGTGTCTGGGTCTTCCTTAAGCATCTTTATAGCTTCTTTTATTTGGTCTCCCCATATGGTGTTTCTTAGTCTGCAGCCATAAGCAGCGTGGAAGACTTCACCGTCATCGCTGTAGTCGGCCATGCGCCTATTGAATTGGGCCAACCATTTTACATCACGCCTACCGGCCAGAATCCATAAGCTCTCAAATAAGTGAAAGAATGGATTGGCGTCACGCTCCGGCACCAAGCATACTCGTTCTTGTGGTTGGTGGTACGTGGTGGTTAAGGGCTCAGGCAACTCTAAAGTATGCATGCCTCGTGGAGAAACCTCCTTGCCCCGCAGCTGTAATAACTTTGCTGCCAATGGGTATGCTTCATTCACGTTGTTTACTGATATAGATTGCATTGTCTACTCCTTATGTTTGTATTTGCTGCGAGGTCTGCCTTCTCCGTTCTTTACACGCATGTACTTATCAAATTCGCACAGGCTATGCTCTATGTCTCTCATTTCTATGGTTGGCATAGTGCTGTTTTTCACGAACTTGTTTTGTGCGGTGCACATCAATTCTTGCATCGCTTGCTGGTAGTCAATCTTCTCTCCTTTGGGCAGTTCTCCTCGTGGGGTGTTGAACAACAGTCTGTGCACCCCCCGCTTCGCTCCCGGCCCTGGGTTGGCCCAAGTGTATATGTCCTTGGCCTTATTGAGTATTTTAGTATGCCTCATATCTGTGGCCATCTCGTACCCGACAAATCTGCCCACCATGGGGAATTGTGATAGCTCTTCTGTCATTTGTTGTACGCTGCTGCACAAAACCAAATCATACTGCCTGTGCAGTATTTTTTCAATGGCTTGGCAAGCAGTCTTTATCTTACCCCCTTCTCCTGAAGAGCCAGAGCCGGTCATCATGTAGGCTCCTGTAAACACCTTGTTGCCAGAATGTTTAAACAGGGTAAGCTCTTCTACTGCTGTGGCTGTGTCCCAATCGTCTTCTACTAGCCCTATATCATTCAGCACATCATAGGTGTTGGGCCAATTGAACATACGAAAAATTACTATCTTTCTAAGCAGCAATACCTTGCTGTCTCTTTTGCTCAGCCTGCTAATCAGCTCTCTTGTAACACGGTCATGGTTGCGAAACGGGTTGGTGAACTTGTACTCCTGCAGTATCTTATCTTTTGTCCAGGGCCACTTAGCTACAGCCTCTTTCTTCAAATGTACTTTATGTCTCTCATCCATCCAGTACAGAAAAGTCTTCAAGTTGTCTTTCAAGAATTTCATTTCAGCCTATCCTTTGTGACTTTGAATGTGGTGTACGTGTTGCCGTTCTTCCAGCTACCAACACCGCACTTTCTAAACCCAAGCCTGCGGTAGAACTTCATTGCATCCACATTGGTATCGTCTACGTTCAGCTGTATGATGCCATAGGGAGAGGCTTCCATTGCCCACTCAATCAGCATTCTACCAGCACCCATGCCCCTGTAGTGTGGGTGCACCCCCACATCATACACCACAGTCATTTCTTTACGCACAGCATGTCTTAGACAGATGAACCCCTTTATGATCTTGTCTGTAGGGTCGACAAACTTACCAATCCAACCTTTCTTGTAGTTCTCTTCTCCAGAGTACATCATGTTGGTAAACCCTGTTGTGTACTTGTTGGCTCTGGCTATTTGTGCTATTTTTTCATGGTCTGAAATGGATGCTTTTGTAACAGGCATAGTATTTCCTCCACTGCTTTGCTTCTGCTCACTACCTTGTAGTCCGCACCATCTTCTTTAGCGCGTTCAATGGACCGTAGGGTAGACTCATATTTGCTAATTGTGTTTGTTGGATTGAAGGGAGTCTTGGCCCCACGAGACTCCCTTCTTTTCTCTACGCTCTTCAGACAAGTCTCTAGCTTGGTGTTGAGGAACAAGAACCTGTAAGGTTGCTTCAGCTTGCGAAATAAATCCAAGTACCTTTTGTAGCAGCTTGTTACAATCAGTCCCTCAAATATGACGTGCCCCTTCTTTGCATACTTGGTGACTCTTCTGCAAACTTCGTCTTGAGTAGATATGCCATCGCACCCCCCACAAGGAGTTTCGTACCTGCCTATCACGTACAAAGGACCGTGTGGGGTGGGTAGGCGGTATGCTTCTATCTTGCCGCCAGACATTATTGGGGCATACTCAAACTTGGCCATCAACTTGCGCACTATGGTGCTTTTTCCAGAACCACTGGTCCCTCTTATATTAAGAATCATGAAATAGCCTCCAGAAACTGCTGAGCCTGATACGCAGCCAGCACTGTTCCATTCTTAGCCCCACCTGTGGAAACCCAAGTGTGGGGGTGTACTTGCCTGAAGAACCCCTTTTCTCCTTTTATGTACGGACGTTGTCCTGTAATTACTTTGTTTGGTCTGCCTATCAGCCCGTACTTATTCGCTCTTTCTATGGACTGCTCTATACGATGCTCGCCAAAGTTCTTCTTGAGTATGCTGGTGCCGTCCCCAAACCAAGTAAAGGTGGGGGATATATTAAACATAACGGCCTGCTTATAAGGAGCCCAAACATGTATTTCCGGGTCGACAGAAGTTTTGTAATACAGAGCAGAGCCCATAACAGACTGTACTGTGGGTATGTCTAACAGTTCGTTGCACCAGACCCCTGCAGCTACTAGGACATTGCCCTTGTACACACTCTTATTGGTCTCCACCACCCCATC